TGGTGGAAAGCAGGACTCAAGGCCCGGAGTATGGGCAGGAGAGGCTGAGAAGAATGAGAGGGCTGGGGATATCATGACCTACGTTAACAACAATGTTAAGTACGTGAAGATGTGGGAGATAATCGAGGAATGGAGTCAGATGAGGGGTATTGACGATCTCACAAACCATGACTTGTGCGCTGCGACAGGATGGTGCATGAGAGCTATAAAAAGCAGAATGCCAGACCTTTACAAGGAGGCGTATCAGCCTGTAGAGGTTAAAGGCGGATTCTCGTTTTTTGAAATAGACTGATTGTTTTCAACCATTTATGATAATTTTTCATACATTTGTGTTTGATTACTTAAATTTGTAAGATATGATACTGCCTCAATTGGCCGGCGGGGTTTTGTTCCCCGAAGACAATGTACCAGAGATAGAGAAGTTGAAGCCCGATTTTGGCTTGCGATGCGGTAGAGCGTTGTATTCTCGTTACTGCTCCGGCGGTGCTTACTTTTCTTTTAATCAACTATCTGAAATGCAGGAGACTAGAAATTATGGTTCCGGCATTCAGAACAATGAAAAATATAAAAACTGGTTTTCTAACGGATCCCCAATTGGAAACAAATCTACCGGGGGAGCCGAAGCAGTACAGACAACCAGGGGCATGACTAAGGCGCAGAGAAAGGCGATGGCTAATATTAGCTACGACATCTTCTCTCCCATGAAAAAGCTAACAAATGTTCTTCTATCAATTCTTGCGGATAACGATTATAAACTTGATTGTGTTTCTCTTGATAAAAACATCATCAATAAAAAGAAGCGTAAAAAGTATGACTTGTACGCTAAAGCGAATTATACGAATCCGTTAGCTCGTCAATTGGGTCTTCCGGAGTTTAAGTTGCCATTTGTCCCTAAGGACGAGACAATGCTAGAAATGGCTGATCGCCTTGGGTTCTTTAAAACCAAGTATGAGGTTGCGTTGGAGAAACTAGCAGAATCCTCGTTTCGTTCATCAAATTGGGCCGGGCAACGTATGGAATTTAATCGTGACGCGATTGACTTTCACTTTCGAGCAGCCAAGCTCTATAACGACCCTGTTACCGGGCAGGTAAAGTTTCAGTATATAGATCCTGCCCGCATGGTTATGCTTTGGAACGAAGACAATCAAGAGGAGCCTGTTGCTATTGGACACATTGAGGCTGAAACTGTTCAGTCTATTTACAGCAAGCTCATAGATGCTGGATTTAACGAAGCCCAGATCCAAGCAATGGCCAAGTCTTACGTTCCTTATCAAACCAACATCTCGACCATTCCACAATGGGCGTTTGAACGTAAAGACTCCACCACAAACCGCTGGGTGTGGATGGACTTCAAGGTTTATGTGTTGAAGTTTGAATATTTGTCTACGGACTACAAGCAATATGTAGAGCGCGTAAACAAGCAGGGTTATGGAAACTATATCCGAAACAATAAGCCTGTAGACGAAAAGAAGAAAAACCCTAACGATACTTACGACGAGGTAAGCTGCAACTACTGGTACGAAGGCTCGTATATTATTTCAGGAACTGGCCAAGATCGCATTTACGAGTGGAAGAAGAAGCCAAACCAGATGCAAAAGGGCTTGTCTCCAATGAGTTCGTATGTAATTCATCGTATCAACGGTCAGTCTCCTACACGTAGTGTAAAGGGGTTGCTTGATGATTTGATGTTTGCAGTATTGAAATTACGCGCAGCTGTATGGGCTGCTGCTCCAAAGGGATATAGAATTGATGTTGGTGAAGCCGCTAACATCAAGATTGGAGGTGTAGAGTACGACCTGTTCGACCTCATGCACATCCACCGTCAAAACGGTATTCAGATTGTTGCCACTAAGTTTAATGCAGCGACTGGTAAATATGTTTCGCAGCCACTTACCGAAATGGATAATGGCTTGGGACCACAAGGACAAGAGTGGCTTGCTCAGATAGCGAATATCCAAATGATGATTAAGGATCTGATGGGTATTCCGGATGCAATGGCCGCTAGTCCAGACCAATCAGCGGAGCGTTTGGTTGGCGTTATGGAAGCAGATTACGTTGCTGGAAATCATGCCAACTGGCCACTTCGTGAATCAGAACGTCAATTCAAGCAGAAACTTGGTGAGAGAATCATACACCAGGCTCGAATAGATATTGAGTACGACCCGAAGATCCGCGAGTTCTATGAGGCAATTATTGGTGAGACAATGATTAGTGCCCTGGATGATATTGAGGGATTGTCTTTGGATCAGCTCGCAATTACATGCAAGGTCCTCCCAAATGAAAAGGAAAAGAGCGCTATACTACAGCGTGCAATGCAGATGTCACAGATGCCAACAAAAGATGGCGCCGTATTACTGAGTCCCTCTAGTGTAGAGCGCGTGTCTCAGCTTTTAAAGAATGGAGACGTTGACGAGGCTTTGTGGTTTATGGCTACAGAAGAAACAGAGGCTCGCCAAAGAGAACAGGAATATGCTCAGATGATGCTTCAGCAAACGATTCAGGGCCAGCAGCAGTCAGCAATTGTTACCGAGGAGGCTAAGAGACAGACCATGATGCAGAAGATGCAAATGGAAATTGCCGCACACAGAGAGAAGGCTAATCTTGATCTCATGAAAGAACAGCAGTTGGCTAAGATGAAGTCTGATGCAGACTATCAGGTTCAGCTACTTAAAGGTCAGCAGGCACTCGAGGAAATAAACCTAGAGGCAACACTAGAGGCGGAATTAGGAAACGAAATAACAGGTAGAGTATAAAACATATGGAAAACAACGAATTGAACAATCAAGAAGAGCCGGTTAACGAACAAGTGACCGAACAACCGGTAGAACAGGTTAATGAAGAGGTAGCCCCACAAGATAGCCCGTGGTTTGCTTCTTATGGATATGAGAGCGAGGACTCGTTCAAGAGTGAGTTCGAGCAACTACGTTCTTACAAGAGTTTAGCAGAAGAGTTAACCCACAAACAAAAGGAGATAGAGGACGGTCTCGCACTCTTGCAAGAAGCAGATGACCCATTTGGCGGTATCGAAGAGGCCCGTACAATGGTTGCTTTTGGCAAGAAGGGAATCAACTCATCTGTAGCCAATCAAATAGTATCCTCTAACGCGGATAGTTTGATGGAAGACCCCCTCAAGGCGTTAGTGCTTGCTGAGGCGGTAAAGAACCCGGACAAATTCAAGCGACTTGGTCAATCGACTATCGAGGAAGCCATACGCGAAAAATATAACTTAGGTGATGGGGAGTATTACGCTACAGCTCTTTTAAAGTCTGATGCAATCGATGCAATCGAAATGATTGAAAAGACTAAAAAAGATGTTGAATCAGTTAAAAATCCCTTTACCTTTGCAAAAGAGCTAAAGAGCCAAACAGAAAGACAGATTGCGGAAAGACAGACTATAGCACTTGCCGAGGCAGAGTCCTACGCCAAGCAGCTAAAGGAGGTCCCCTACAAATTCGGCGATACGGAAGTTTCGTTACAAGTTTCAAACGAAGAGGTCGAATCGATTTTGAAGTCGCAGTATGCAGGTTATTTAGGTCAAGCCTTTGATACTACCACAAAGGAAGGTAAACAAGCGGTACGTGAATGGTTAACGAACCAAGTCCTCATTCATAAGGTTCAGTCTGGGGATCTCGGAGTTCAAATAGCTAAGTCACTTATGGCTCAAACCGAAAAAAAGGTGGTAAAAGAAGTCTACAATGGTCAGGCTAAAACGCCTAACCGTGTAGGCAAAACGTCTGCTGATATGAAAGGGCTTACTCCTGCTCAAAGAGATCTCATGGAGCGCGGTATCCCTCTACCATCGCAGGCATTAAAATCATAGTTAACTTTTAAAAAAATACTACAATGGGATATACTCCTGGGGCTAGTTTTACATTCCCCCTTTCACCTAGTAATAATAGCACCACCAATCCTACCGGTGCTATGACCTTTGGTGCGATCCAGAACAACTGGGACGCACTCATGGAAGATTTTGACTCAGTAGCTTACCTGCCATTCGGTGACGAATACTGGGATGCTATGAACCAAATCATGAACGCTGTTGGTAACCGCGAAATCGCGAAGAACCCACGTGTTCGTTGGTTTGAGATGACTCGTATGGAAGCTCCAATTACTGTTTCATCAGCAGGCGCTGCTGGTGGTCCATACACAATTACAATTACTGGATCAGCTATTCAGTCAGTTGGTGGTGTAGACTACTCTTTCCCAGCGGCTGGTGATATTTGGAGAGACGCAAGCACTGGTCTATTGTACCAGATTACAGCTAAGTCTGCGGCCAATACTGTTACCATGGTTCCATTGATCACAGGTAGCGCAGGCCCTGCTGGTTTGATGTTCTACGTTGGTAATTCAGCTCCTGAAAATGGTGGTGCTTACGCTTCTAAGTTTACATTCGACACAGTTAATACTGTTCCTTTGCAGACTTTCCGTAATGACACTACCTCTAGCTCAGAGGCGCTTTACAACCAACTTTGGTACTCACAGTTGGAGAACGGGGTTCAAACTCCATACTCTAACTCACGTGATATCATTTACTTGCAGCGTGAACACCAAGTTGCTTTGGTAAACACCTTCTTTGCTGGTGTTCCATCAAACGCAACTAACTACAACACTACCGGTCTTACTACTACTTCATTCCAAACCACTCAAGGTTTGTATGATGCTATCAATAATAACGGTTCTGGATCTAATGGTGGTTCAAGCACTATTATTTCAGGTACTGGAGTTGATGGTCCTGATATTACTGACTTCTACGCAATGGAAGCTGCTTTGTCTTCACAGGATGGTTCTGTAAAGAACTACATGGTTTGGACTAGTGGTTATATGCAAGCAATGTTGGAGCAGAACCTCTTTACTGGAGCTGGTGAAGCAAGCCCATTAAGCTACAACGTAAGTGTTAACAAGATTCAGATGGAGAAAACCTTCTGGGGCGAGGGCGCTTATGCTGATTTGATGAGCCGTACATTCTCATTCAACAATTTGGTGTTCAACAACAAGAACTTCGGATTTGTTCGTATGGGAGTATTTGACAACCCAACCATGTTTGGTGTTGGTACTAATGATCCTGATCAGACAGAAAACGTATGGAAAAACCTTGCATTCTTCATTCCATTGAGTACCAATGGAAGT